GACGCCACGAACATCAGCGGTATTTAATTTAGCAAATGCAATCGAAGGATATAGGATACAATCATCAAGAGGAAATGAGGTTATTATGACTGTGTTTTGTACTAAAGCCGAACTTGATAAATATATTGAATTAGTAAGGTATGAATCGCTTAAAAAGGATTCAATTATAATAACAATTCCGGCACAAAATCAGCCCAACAAATAATTAAACTCACCTATCATGGACGACATTAAACTTTTAAAAGAGATACATGCAACCGTAAAAGATTTAGCGAAAGATGAAACACACGCTCAAAGCAAACTAATATATGTCACCCTTCAACTTATTATCGGCAAAACAATGGAGAGAATGTTAACAGAAAGAATCGCAGCGAATAAATAACAAATAATAAAGATTAAACTCACCCATCATGGAAACAGCAAAAGAGATATTGGAAAGTAAAACTGCATGGAAATATCTAAATGCAATAGATGAGCCTAAATGGATTGTTGATGATATACTTTCCGCATCAGAAGAATATGCCAATCTAAAATCTATCGAAGTGCTGAAAGAGATTAAACTAAAATGCAGTGATATTTCTTGTGAAGCAGCAATTCTTTCAAAGATAATTGAACTTGAAAAACAGTTAAAGCCCTAATCATGGAAGAGCAATTTGAAGAAAAGCGAAAAGAAGTCTTGGCAAAGTTTAATCCTGAATTTATCCAGAAATATTTATTGCATGATGCGACATTTCATCACGTTTATAATTTACTTCTTAGCGACACAAATCCATATAGGATAATAGAGCTATTGATTGAGAACCGGAAGGAGATGATGGACAAACTTGAAGAATTTGTGAACAGAATGCCATCAGACAGAATGATAATGACGCAAGAGCAGTATGATGATTTTTACTACAAGTACAAAAATATCTAATCATGGATAAGAATAAAGAATTGATTGAAGATTTAAGGAGAGTGTTGAATCAACATTCGATTGATACCGCAGCAAATACGCCGGATTACTTGCTTGCTGAATATCTGAATGGATGCCTTGATTGGTATATTTCTACTGCGCTTCAACGTGATGCTTGGTGGAAATTTCATCCAGAAGTAGGCGGCAAATCATACATTGAAAAATCATAATCATGGACAACGAATCAATATACCCCAAAGAATTTTATCAGTGGTTAGCCGATAACGGTTGGGAGATGTATGATAGCCATGAACGGTATATCAATCTAAAAAAGAATAATCAGGTGAGGTTGACAAAAGAACTTTACGAGGATTACCTTAACCAGAAATAACATGGCACATACTTACACCAAAGACGAACTTGAAGCGGCTAAAAAACATGGTCAAAATGTTTTTGTGCCAACAGAACTTGTTGTTGACGATAGGGTTACGGAACAACTTGCTGCAAACTCTTTCTTAGCCGGAATTGATTATCAGAAACAACAATCCTATTCAAAGGAAGATTTAAGGAAAGCGTTTTGGGCAGCAAGAGAATTTGTTTCGCATGAAGGTGTGTTATTTAAAGATTTTGAAGATTACTTAAACAGAAAATAACCATGTCTAACGATAAAAAAGAAGCAATTTGTTTTTGTGATTGCCATGCGCATCCGGGGACTTATTTCTGCGAACCTTGTAGTATTTGTGGGCATTATGATTCACAGGGTATGACTACTAATTATAGAAGTGGGTGGATGAAAAAAGTTGATAAGCAGCCCTATTCAAACGAAACCATAAACAGGTGCATCAAACTTTTAAAACACACAGCATTTAAAATACGCGATAACAGCAATATAAGCCATTATTCAGATTGGAGAAATCTATCTTATGAATTAGATGAAATGGCTGAAATATTTGAAACTTATCCTGACCAGAAGCAACCACTGGCAACAGATCAGGATGAACTTTGGAATGAATTGTTTTATGGAGTCAGAAACAGAAATTATTTTACAGGGAAACCAGAAAAGTTCATCGAAGAATTAAAGAAACAGTTCACCATACAAAAGAGATAAAATGGGATACATGACAAACGGGTTAAGTTTCAATACCCTTAGAAACGCTAATGTGAAAAGGTTGCCGCAGTTCAAAAATAAACATGGTAATCCGGCTCATTCAAAAGATGATGGTTCTGATTGGATTCCAGCGCAATGGTTACAAGCGGTAGCGGGTGAACTTGGAGAATATGCAAACATCAGAAAGAAGTTTGAGCGTGGTGATATTGATGCGGATGAATTTAAAAATCTCGCAGCCGAAGAACTCGCAGACGTTATAACTTATCTTGATATTCTTGCTTTTCAACTTGGGATTGATTTAGGACAAGCCGTTAAGGATAAATTCAACTTCATCAGCAATAGAGTTGGAAGCAATGTTATTATTGGAGATGATGATGATTGGCATTACGCAGAGCAAACACCTTAAAACCAAATAGAAATGATGGAAGATTTCAAATACACTTTTGAATTTCTACTTCAATTTATGGTTATTATTTGGATTTCAGGAATTGCATTTTTTTCTCCAATAATCCTATACTTCTTCTTTGGATGGCTGATAAATAAAAAGAGAAAGTCAAGGCATCTTAAAACCAAATAGCACCATGTTTAATGCAAGAAAAAGAATGGGCGAAATAGTGAATGATCTAAATGACTTATCAATACATCAACAGTCAAACGAAGAAACCATGAAAGTAGTTGACCCATTAGGGATACCTGTTAAAATAAAATTGCTTACTCTTTGGATGATGGATAAAGAAAACGAGAGCGATAAGCCATCAACAGGTGTAATATCTCATGGGATTTGGGAAACAATATCTGTTATTGCACATGAAGGAAAGCGAGTTTATAAATTCAGATGCGTGTGGCCTTTTCACAAGGATATTAAATTAGGTCAGGAAGTTTCAATGTATAATGATGTTGTTATTGCCTTGTGCCATGAAGTTAAGCTAATCCATCTACCAAAAATAGATGTGGCTGAATCAGATTATGAAATTATAAATCGAGCAATACATTTTTAACCATGACACCACAAGAACAAGAAGGAAACAAAGCCATCCAAGTCCGAATTAATCCTGATGGAGTTACTTGCAAGGAAGTGAATCCGATTCCTTATCCTGAAACTGAATATGATTTAGAAGGACATCGTCATGGCGCATTACCTGAATATTTTGATGAATGGCTAAAGAAAGAAGATTCACTCAGAACATTTGAGATTGAAGAAAATAGGTTTATGCAGCATCATCACCTTTCAGCCAATCATCCAGAATATTGGCAACAAGTAGAAACGGAATGGGAATTTGAACCCGGAGAGATTCATTCAGCAGAGATACTACCTAATGGTAAAATAAAGATCGTCCCATGACACATGAATTGATAACTCCCACAGGAAAAAAGCTGATTCTGGTTACTGGTTTGCCGGAAGATGCTAAAGAGTTTGAATTGAAATATTCATCAAGATGGGTTTTACTTTGCGATAACCAGCCAAAGACATTGCCAATTACTTCAAACAAACTACAGATCATCGGCAAACTATCAGACCTAAGTGATTTCGATGAATATGTGGAGAGTGAGGATATTGGGATGTTCGCTACATCAAACAGATTTAAGAATTATGGCAGTACATCTTTTCCTGATGATTGTCCATTTATAAAATCAAAAGATTCCTTCCTCTCCCTGCTAAGATCAAAGGGATTTGTTTTGGAAGAGCCGGAAAAGCCACGGATAGTAAAGAACGCTCCAATGGATGCCCCGATGGATATTCCTGAACAAAATGAATACGATTACAAATACCGAATCTATCAGCAACAACTATCCAAATACATCAACCCCAACAGAACATTAATCATTGAGATAAATAGTTAGAAAGCATGATAGAATATAGCTTTGGAGAGAAGAAATACGGCATCTCATATCAACATTTAAAAATGAAATATGAGCAGTTTGTTTCAATGACCGATTCACAATTTTTGCTTGATCTGCCAAATGCACTTCACTTGGCTTGTATAATCTGTTATCTGAAAGAGGAACCAAATGAAAGATCGGTTTCTGATGTAGGAATTATTCATGAATTAGTTCATTTAATGTGTATCCCCGACATAACCGAACAGGAGATTAAAGAGGCAAGAGAGTTGTTCAAAACAGTGTTGCAGCTTGCATGATTTGTCCCTGCGTTGATTGAAAATGTTAAAAAATAAGAGATATGAAAGTAGAAAAATTAATAAAGAAGTTACAATCTCTTCCAAAAGGAATTGAGGTTTGCCTGTATGATTGGAGAAGGAATCTCAATCGTGATTGTGGTGAAGGAAGCGGTGAAGGGATTTATCCGAAGTTTGAAATAGCAGTTATGAGTGAAGATGAAATAGCAGATGATACGAAACCATTTGCAGTAATTTCTTTTGAGAATAATGATTATACGAAAGAGGGTGCAAAACAGGAAAGTGAAGATTGAACACAGTTAAAAAGAAATAAGATGATCTACGGTTTAATTTGCATTGTCACCTCTGTAACGCTCAATCTTTATTTGTACGGAATATATTCTGAACAGAAAAGAAGGGCTAATTATTACAAAAAGAAATATGATGAAACTTACGATACTCTTGTGCAAACAAACGACTAACCCATGACCCACACCCTCACTACTCCAACAGGAAAACGATTGCTGATAGTTACTGGCTTGCCGGAAGATGCAAAAGAGTTTGAAATAACAGACCATTTTACTCCACGATTACTGTATAGGCAAGAGAAAACATTTGATAGTGGTAATGTTAAGTTTATAGGCCGCATCACATTAATTTTTGATTCGGAAGTAAAAAGATTATCATGGAAAGAACATTTAAAGATCATCGGCAAACTATCACAGCTAAGTGACTTTAGTGAGTATGTGGAAATGACATATAAATCTGTGAGTATTTCTGTTGAAGGAATTGAACCTATGGATGACTTAAATCTTAAATGGGCAAAGGAAGAGTTTTTTGATTTTTTAGAGAGCAACGGTATTGAAGTGGATGAAAACGCATTGTTAATTGAGATAAAATAATTTCACAAATAAAACTTAAATCAAAATGGAAAATTCAAAGTATCAATTCCAAGAAGGAATGCAAGAGATTTCAGGATTCGGTGGTGGCTATGAAGATGCTTGCCGTAAAATGGTGGTAGCAGGATTAGAATGGTGGGATGCACACCCTGATGCTGATGTTAGCTACAAGGAATACAAAAACATTTACGGATTAACGACAGGTGAAAGCGATGATTGTAAGTTAATGGAGAAAGCAATGCTTGAATCAGTACCGGATTGTTCTGGCGCAATGATGCAGGCAAGTAAAGGCCACATAATGTTTATTCATAAAAACGGATGGGATAAATATGTGGAAGAAATGTCAAAACCAGAAGTAGCCGATTAATCATTGAGATAAATAGTTAAGAGATGGCCGTTACTTTTCCAAATAGAAATACAAAGTTTTCTCTTGAAGATTTTTATCAAGTTGAAGTAGATGATTTTCGTCATGGTCATTTCTTATTCTTATCAGCCACGAAAGTTAAGATTAGAACAGATGCAGTATTATTTCAGGATGTTGAATCAGTTGACGAATATGGATGGATAGTAAGCACATACTCTTACACTGTACATTATTATGAAAAGATTCTACTGTGCAACTTTAAAGCAATTCCGTGGCATAATCATTATAAGATAAGAGGCAGACTTGCATCATTGAATGGGTGTGATGGATATGCTATTGAAAATACAACGGAAGAATTTATTGAGTGGATGAAAACAGAACCCATTGAAGTAAACCAATAGCCATGAAAGAGTTGATTAATGATTTGCTTGCAGTGAATTGTGCTTATAATTATAATCCCGATAGTGATGGCAAATGTCATTCTACGACTTGTATGCTTAATACAGATAAGAATATTGCAGAGGATATTCAAAAAAATGGATGCGTGATTTATACGAAGGATTTCGTTCAAGAGATAATTAAACAGAAAACTAAGTTATGAAAGACATTTTATTTGAAGAGCATTTGAAGTTAATCGAAATGTGTAGCGAAATGTCAAATTTTGATAGAGAGTTATGTTCTAAGCTTGCTTCCGAATTAACCCGAAAGCACATGAAGGGATTTGCTGAATGGGCTTTTGTTGAAGGGTGGGAATGGGAAGGAGATAATAGTGGATGGCATTCTGATAATGAACCAGATGAAGCATTCACGACAGAACAGTTAATGGATAAGTATTTTGAAGAGTTAAATAAGCAACCATGAAACATAAAATTATCAAAGCAGAAACTAATGACGAAGAAAAAGAGAACATCCCACCACTCATTCAAACTTATGAACATGAATCAATCTTTGAAAAAGACTATGAAGAAAACCATGACTTCGGAGATGAAGATGAACACATAAAAGATTTAATGAAGGAAAGAGGGTTTTAGTCTATTGATTGTAGGGATTGGTCGAAAATATTGAAACATCACAAATCAGATTACGTACATTTATGTAACTAAAATTCAATGCCATGAAGATTCATAACGGATACCTTGACCCGACTTGTTTCTATCAGATTTCACCAATGACAGATTTATTTGGATTTGAAATTGAAGATGAAGAAAATGAATTATATGAAATCCTTAATAACTCTGGTATTGCTGCACCACATGATGAAATAGTTGAACCTGCAAAGAATAATTGAATGAAAAAGAAAACGCTTTCAGAAGTAGTTAAAGGTGAAATTATGCGTCCGCACGCTTCTCCAACAAAGAATGATGAAAAAGAAGTAGCTCGTATTGAAGTTCCGATAAGCATTGATTTAGCAGATAAATTTGAAGATGAAATTTTGCCTTTCGTATCAGAATATGACAAATATAAACCTACTCAAAATACAATTCTGTTTGTGCTTTTGGGTGTTAATTCGCATGAGTTAACAAAAGTATTATTAAATCTTAAATAAGTGGAAGAAAACGAACACCATAAAAACATAGCTTTCATTTGTATAATAGGATTTTTTACAGGTCTTGTTATTGGCATTGTGATGATTTTAATTAATTCTTGTTAAGATATGAACTATTCCGAATTTCTAGAACGCAAGCAACATTCTGTTATTAATTATGGAATAGAACCGTCGTTTATTCACGATGCGATGTTCGATTTTCAAAAGCATGTTACGGAGTATGCGATTAAAAAAGGTAGGTGTGCGGTATTTTTAGATACCGGACTTGGAAAAACGCTAATTGAATTAGTGATCGCTAAAAATTATATTTACCAGACAAATAAACCTGTTCTGATTATTACCCCTCTTGCAGTTGCCTTTCAATTTATTAAAGAGGCAGAGAAATTTCAAATAGATGATATTGAATATTCGAGGGACGGGAAGTATAGCAAAAAAATTGTAGTTGCTAATTATGAGCGATTGCATTACTTTGATTCATCTGATTTCGATTGTGTTATTCTGGATGAAAGTTCGATTCTAAAAAATTTCGATGGCGCAATTAAGAATCATATCACTTCTTTTCTTCGTAAAGTAAAGTATCGTTATCTTTTTACTGCAACCCCTTCACCAAATGATTTTATTGAACTCGGAACAAGTAGTGAGGCATTAGGATATTTGGGTTATACCGATATGCTTACCCGCTTCTTCACTAATAATGAAGATACTATTTCACCAATGAATATTGGCACTGAATGGATTTTGAAAGGACATGCAAAAGAGAACTTTTTCAAGTGGGTTTCAGGGTGGTCTATTTCTATGCGTAAACCGTCTGATTTAGGATTTGATGACAGTAAGTTCGTATTGCCGGAATTAATAACGAATCACCGTGTGGTTAAGAATAGCAAGCCATTAGTAATTAATGGGCAACACCAATTATTTAATATTGTTGCTCGTACCAATCCCGAAATACTTGCAGAAAGAAAAATGACTATTGATGAAAGATGCGAAAAGGCAGTTGAGTTATCACAGGATTATGAAACCTCTGTCTATTGGTGCAATCTTAACCCGGAAGGAGATTTGATAAAGAGGTTGGACAAAAATTCTTATCAGATTAAGGGAAGTATGGACATTGACGAAAAAGAGGAATTGCTTTTAGGATTCTTCAACGGGCAGATCAAAAAACTTGTTACGAAACCAAAAATGACCGCATGGGGCTTAAATTGGCAGCATTGTAATCATACCGTTTACTTCCCTACATTCAGTTATGAGCAATACTATCAGGCAATAAGAAGGTTTTGGAGATTCGGACAAACGAAACCTGTTATAGTAGATTTGGTTTATTCGGATGGACAGAAAAGAGTATTGGATTCATTGCTTGCAAAATCAGAAAAGGCAAATGAGTTATTTCATAAATTGAATTACAACATAAACAAGAAGTTTGAAATTAAACACAAGGAATTTGATAAGGAAATAATTTTACCGTCATTCATAAACTAACCCAATGATTAAAGAACAAGTTATTACAGACATGTATGGACTATATTGCAGCGATTGCATGTATGTTTTGCCAACACTTGCAGATAAAAGCATTGACCTATCTGTTTACAGTCCGCCGTTTGCAGGGTTGTATGAATACAGCTCTTCCGAAAATGATTTTAGTAACTGCGAATCGAAGGAACAGTTTTTAGAACAATATGATTTTTTGATTGCTGAAATTGCAAGGGTAACAAAGCCCGGAAGAATATCTGCGGTTCACATCACGGATATGATGAATAAAGACGGCAGCTTATGGGATTTTCCACACGAAGTAAAACTGTTACACGAAAAACATGGGTTTGCACATAAGAATACTATTACCGTTTGGAAGGAACCATTAAAGGTGCGAATGAGGACTATGGTAAGATCACTCATGCACAAGCTGATAGTAGAAGATTCAACCGAATGTTTTACTGCGATGCCGGATTATATTTTGATATTCAAAAGGGATGGGGTGAATGAAGTTCCTGTAACGCATCCGGTGGGATTAAGTTATTACGCAGGAGAAACACCAATACTTCCTGCAATGGTTGAAAAATACGGAACGTATGAGCAACTTAAAAAGAAGTATGCAGGATGGGAAGAACCAAAGACGAATAAACTTTCGCATATCATCTGGCAGCGTTACGCAAGCAGCGTATGGGATGACATTCGTATTGATGAAGTTTTAAAATATAAAGAAAGCAAAGATGAGGACGATGAGAAACACGTTCACCCATTACAATTAGATGTTATAGATAGAATTGTTGAATTGTATTCTAATCCAAATGAAGTTGTATTAACCCCTTTTATGGGTGTAGGAAGTGAGGTATTCAGCCCTGTTTCTATGGGAAGAAAGGCAATCGGAATAGAACTAAAAGAAAGCTATTTTAAACAGGCAATCAAAAATTTAAAAGGTGCCGAATTAAGATTTTCGTGCCAAACAGCAACTTTATTTGACGCGGTCAATCACGAAGAAAAAAGCACTATTGACGTTGAAGAAATGTAAACAAAACAAAAACCATGTATCACTACAATTTAAAATTCACCATCGAATCTTGTTAAGATATGGAAATTAATAAAATATATTTAGGTGATTGTTTGGATGTCATGCGGACTTTCCCTGATAAGAGTATTGATTCGGTGATTACTTCGCCTCCTTATTGGCAATTAAGAGATTACGGATGGAGTGGTCAATGGGGATTGGAGAAAACATTTCAGGAGTATCTTGAACACTTGTGGCAGTTTATGGATGAATGTTATCGGTTGCTGAAAGATGAAGGAACGGTATGGATTAATCTTGGTGATACCTATGGTAGTTTTCGTGGCAAAAGTGGTCGTGCGCCGGATAGTATGGAGCGTGAAAAAGGATTAACTGAATCGAATAAGTATGTGCGTGATATGCCGGATAAAAATGATTATGAAAAATGTTTGCTTCTTATTCCTCACAGATTTGCCATTGGATGTATTGATCGTGGATGGCTGATTAGGAATGATATTATTTGGGCAAAGCGGAACGGGATGCCGGAATCAGTAACAGATAGGTTCACAAAAAAGCATGAGTTTATATTTCTCATGGTCAAGCAACAGAATTATTATTTCGATTTAGATTCAATACGCGATGACCATAAGACAGAATCTATAAAGAGATACCAATACGATTTTAATGGTAATCCTGATGGATTAGATAGAAAGCAAAGCGGCAGACCACAAACAAAAGCAACTACAAAAATACCATCCGAATCAGCAGAGTTATTTGGTTCACCACGCGCAAGTGTTCATAGAGGCGCAAAGCATACATCTCCAAAATCACATGCCAACGACCAAACATCAAAGGATGTTTTATATGACAATCCATTAGGCAAGAATCCCGGCTCTGTTTCTGATTTTTGGGATATAGTTACTCAGCCATCTAACGAAGAACATTATGCTGCATACAACACAAAACTTATTGATAAACCAATCATATCAGGATGTCCAAAAGACGGAATTATCCTTGACCCATTTTGCGGAACAGCAACAACAGGATTAAGAGCAATAGAACTTGGCAGAAAATTTATTGGAATAGAAGGAAGCGAAAAATACGTAACTCAGGCAAACAAAAAACTAAACTATTTACTTTCACAAACAACATTATTTTAAATATATGTACCACTACAATCTAAAATTCACCATTGAATCAGAAAAGAATCCTCTTTGGAGAGATGAAGTAAAACAGTTGAAGTTTAAACATTCCTGCGAGAAGGATGGAGTTTTTAATGATGTATTATGGGATTCAGCAAGAAAATTCATTCACGCATATTATCCTAATGAAGTAATTCATTTATCTGATATTGAAGTAGTTGAACAGGATAATTTGATTTTGCGATAAATATTTACCGGATTATTAGGAAATACGAAAAATGATAACTACGTTTGTTCTGCCTTAATGTATCTCTAAATGAATCTTTCGACTTTTTACTGATTTTAAAATAAGCCGTTCTTCGGTTGCGTCTAACATTCTTCTCCTAAGTGGGGGTACAGGGTTAAGGCACACGCACCGGATGGACGGCTAACTTTTTTCATGCCGGATACAACTATCATTGGATTCTTCGACGGATGCTGTGAACCACGCAATCCCGGAGGGTCAATAGGTATCGGTTGCGTTCTTTATGAGTGCCAAAACCCTGATTTACGGAGTGGCAGTATTTCTATTGGTGATGATGCGAAGGAGATATTCCGGTATTCGCAATGTTTCCATAAGGGTGAAAGGAATTTCGTCGAAACATCTAACAACGTGGCTGAATATTGCGCTTGCCTTATGCTTTTGGATTATATTAGAAAAAACGACATAAAAAAGCAGCCCATAATCCTTTGTGGGGATAGCAAGTTGGTAGTCGAACAGATGAATGGTAATTGGTCTATGAATAAGGGTATTTATATCCCGTATGCAAAGAAACTTATGGAGGCATTAATTGGCTATCCTAACATACTTTTCCGATGGATTTCAAGGGACTATAACAACATAGCAGACGAGCTAAGTAAGTCCCAAATGAAAGCCAGAGGTGTTAAATTCAAAATTCAACCACAATAAACCATGAATACAGGCCAAATAGTAAAGGCGAAGTACGACAAATGGACATCTGTTCCAAATTCAATGATTCAGGACAAAGATTTAAGCTGGAAAGCCAAAGGTCTTTTATGCTATCTTTTGAGTTTGCCTGATGATTGGGTGATCCATAAAACAGAACTATGCAATCATTCAAAAGACGGCAGAGATGCTACTATTTCAGGATTTGACGAATTGGATGATGCCGGATATGTGTTGTCGGTTGAAATACGCAATGAACTTGGTCATTTTCAAGGGTTTAACTACATAGTTTATGCTTCAAAGCAGGTGAATCAGTTGCCGATTCCTGAAAACCCGAAATCGGTAAACCCCATATCGGAAAAGCCGGAGATACAAAGAAAACATAGTACAAATGAAACATTAAATAGCGATCAGCCGGAAATTCAGGAAAAAACATTTGAGTCGTTCCGTAAAATGTATGGCGGCGCAAAAAGGGGACTAAAGACTGAATTTGAAAACTTTAAGAAAAAACACAAAGATTGGCGTGATGTGCTACCAAGTTTACCATCTGTTATAAGAGATCAATGTATAGAACGGAAAATAGCAACATCGGCAGGCAGATTCGTACCTGAATGGAAAAATTTAAGCACATGGATTAATCAGCGATGTTGGGAAACAGAATCGCCAAATTTGAAAGAAGAAATTAAAACAGGAACGAAACATACCGAATATTCAGTAAATCCATCAAAATTTTGGGGAACAGAAATTCCAACCCGTAGATGAATTACGAACTTCTTAGCAAATATTACGATGCGGGGTTTAGCTTGCTTCCGGTAAACGAGATCAAAAAACCCGCAGTGGATACGTGGGGCGAAAGGCAGAAAGCACCCGTTAAGCCCAACGGCGACTTTAAAGGGTATCGGGTTAAGGGGGTAGCTATAATCTGCGGGGCTGTTAGTGGCGGATTAGAGATAATTGATTTTGATACAAAGAATGATGCTACCGGAACATTAATGAGCGATTACAGATCACTTTTGAATGATGAAATTTTATTGAAGAAACTTGTTATTCAGCGATCACCTTCCGGCGGGTATCATTTCATTTATCGGTGTGAAGAAGTTGAAGGAAACAAAAAACTTGCAAGGCGTGATGTGTTGAAATCAGAAAACAGAACCGAAAAGGTTGTTGGGATGATTGAAACGAGGGGTGAAGGTGGTTACTTTTTGGTAGAACCAAGTGAGGGGTATAGGATTATTCAGGGTGATTTATTTCACGTTCCACTTATAACCATTGAAGAAAGAGAAAAATTACAGGATTGCGGCAAAGCATTTAATACCCATATACCTGCGATAAAAGATTACGCGGAACGCAAAATGGAGCGAAATGATGCTGACTCTCCGTTTGCTGATTTCAATGATAGGTTCGATGTGGTTTCTTTTCTTGAATCGGAAGGATGGAGCGTTGTTAGATCGGATAGTTCAAAAGTTCAGTTACGAAGGCCGGGGAAAAAGGACGGGCTTTCAGCTACTTATTTTATAGATACTAAAGTATTTTACCCTTTTACAACGTCAAGCGAATTTGAGCCGCAACAAGGATGCAAGCCAGTTCGCGTTTACGCTACGATAAAATGCGGCGGCGATTTTTCTACTGCATCGCATGAAATAAGACAGATGGGTTATGGCAAAAAAAAACCGCAGGTAGCACAGCCAAAGATAATTGAAATTACTCCGCAAAAAGCCGACCCTAATAATGTTTTTGGATGGGATGGCGTACACGAATATTAAGAAGCGGAACTTTTGAATTAGGGCTGTCTACTGGAATGAGAAGGTGGAACGATTATTTTAGATTTAAAAGGGCAAACCTAAATGTAATAAACGGACACGATAACGTGGGAAAAACTATTGTTCTTATATTTTTATTATTAATAACTGCAAAATATTATAATTGGAAATGGGTAGTTTATCTTGCCGAAAACAGCAAGAAATTTTTTATGAGAAAGTGCATAGAATTTATGTGTGCTGAAAAGATCGGCGGAATGGATAAATCAAAAATTGATTATTGGAAAGATTTCGTATTCGATCATTTTTATCTTATTGATTCGTCCTTGTTTGCCGCTTACGACGAAATGCTAAGTTATTGTGAGCATCAAAGATCGCTGCGAAAAATAGATGGATTATTGCTTGACCCTTACAATAGCTTAAAGCCAAAGTATCAAAGCGAAAGCGCAAAGGTTAGTATGCACAGCTTTGATTATGAGGTAATGAATACTTTTCGTTCATACACAAAAAGCAATGATTGTTGCATTTATCTGAATTGCCATGCTGTTACCTCTGCCTTGAGGAAAGTTGATAAGGATGGGTATTTGATTGCGCCGAATAGAGCAGACACAGATT